GCAGCTACTAAGCTCGCAGCATCCCCGCCGAAATCGCCTCCTGCCTGGTAGATGAAGTCCACGGACTCGATCGCCACAGCTTGACCGGTCGGAATCGATATGTATGCAGCTAAGTCTATGGTTCCCTGTACTCGACCACCGGCAGCTGTCGCAGCAGGTATCTGTACGGTTTCAGTTAGGTAAAATGAGCCAGTCATTGCTTTTGCCATATTACACTGCAGTTACTTTAGGTCTATAAATCTTAACAAAATTGAATCCCATCCCCTGAACTGGATTCTATCTTCGCACCACGCAGTGGGGTGACTAATTCGCTTTCAGCCGAGCCCAACCTGCCTCGCGCAGGCAAACGAGGCCCGGAAAGCGTAGCGTAATGGGGCTCTATCTATGAAGTAGTAGGGGATTTCATGCTCAAAATAAGGAGTATTTATTACCGATTACCTATTCGCCGTACCATGGACGAGATCCAAGACGCCCAAATAGTGGATAGTTTGCACAGAATAGCCGAAACCCTTGAGCGTTTGCTCAAGCTAAGTGAGATGAGACCATGACTTTGTTCGCAATGCAAGTAGCATGCCGCTGTACCAATCAAGTTGACAGTCCATCTGGCATGATATGTCAACAAAGGTGGGATGAAGAAGCAATTGAAGGTGGTTTTGAAGCAGGCCGGCGTTATGTTTGGAAGTGCTTGTTATGTGGACATGAGGTTTGCATCAACATGAAAGAGATGGAAGAGTTCAAAGAATTAGAACATGAGGAGATGATTGAATGAGCGATCGCATTATCCGAACGATATCGGTCCCAAGGGGGGGTAGAATGGATATCTTCCTGCAGGATGCCAAGAAAGCCGGTAAGAACATCTCTACTCTGGTGTGTGGGATTGTGGAGAGGCACGAGACTCTCTACGATGACAACCTCACGCTCGAAGAGGAACTCAGACATTCAAAACATCTGGCCGCCAAGATTCACGCAGCCGCCATCATCGAACTTGAGAAGGATGGATCATCATGGTCATTGCACATACCTGAACATGAGATGCGCGGAGCAGGGATCATGAGAACCTATCATTTCAGAAAGGCAGCTTTAGAGAGTGAATTGACGGATTGACCAGAATTGTTTCCAGGAAGCACTAACCGACAACGGCTCAGCGTTCACGAACTCATCTACCCAATCAGAGCTACTAGTTTGAATGTCCTCGCGCCATCTGGCGACATCCTTTTTCCCTTGTTCCCAAAGTCCATACACATATGCCAGGGCGGGCTCAGTGATTTCACTTTGGATCGCAGGACCGACCACCTCAAACCATTGTTTCGCAGATGGGGGATCGAGAACCAGGTCGAGGACTTCTTCCGCAGTGCCGATTCCCGTAGCCTCGACTATGACCATGGTCGCGCCGACACCAATGGCGGCACCAGTGAGCACTGGAAAAGCCACAGTACCAAAAAAGAAGTTGGGCGCGACCACTGGAGTTAAGGTCACCGCCAGCCAAGCGGTATCTTGTCCCGCTTCGAGCCAATCCCCTTTAGCATAATTCTCTTCCATCTCTTTGCGATATTTAAGAAGTAACCAGGCGGCCGTAATCCCTCGGGCGATTCCTACCTTGGTAACCATCTCAATTCCCCGGGGCTAATTCATATGAACGCTTTAGCCTCATGAGGTAAGGGATATCCTTTTCTTTCGCCACGATGGCAGCCGTAACATAATCACAGGGGGGTACTTGAATAGTGGAATCACCTGGTGCAGCTGCATCGATGTAAAGAATCCTCGTCAGGTATAATTTCTGTGCAGCTGTCGCGGTCCCAGTGCCGAAGGTGGTAACCGAGTACAGGTTGGCATTGGCTTGGATTGCCCCCGTGGGATCGAGTGCAGCGGGTACATATTCCCTGGTTCTCCCATAGATTACCTGCGACATATCATATGTCGACTCTGGAAACCCTGGTAGATCTCTGGTAGGGAATGGTACTCCCACGGTTGGATAGATGTAAGCTTGCATCAAGTCCCCATCCCCAACAAACTCTGTGGTGACGAGGTCGACGATGAAACAACCTGCTGTCCCGCGCGGTCCCCACGCTTCTTGTATGTTGACTCCCGAGATGAATGCTGTCAGGTCATCAAGTGAATAGCCAGAGAGATCGTAATAGGTTCGATTCACAAAGGTAGGAGCCAAAGCGTTCTCCAGCGCAACCCAATTATCACCAGAGTAAGTTGCAGGGAATGAACTGGGGTCCGCGCCCATCGTGGCTGAGAACCCATCAAGGACTTTATCCATTATGCGCGGGCCTTCAATGCTCACTTCTTCACCGCCTTGTGCGCCTTCTTAGCCAGGGCGGCGAAGGACATCCTTGGGTGCTTCTTCTTCAAACGCTTGTAAGCAGCTGCGTATTTCTTATTGTACGCCGATGGTCCGCGCTTGACTTTGCCAGGGGATGGGGATTTCTCGTAGGCTCTTCGAGCAGTCTTTCGGGTTTCGCCCTTGGTCGTGCTCTCCCCGTGTAGGGATTCTCCGCATCGAGGGCAGTATCGGGGCATTTAATCCCCTCACGAGTCACTAGCTACAGATTGCAGCGCCAGACTCATCCAATCCTTTGAGCTGAGCTTGGCTACTTGGCAGCGAATTCGCACGGTGATGTAATCGATCACTGCACCAGAGTTCGCCAGATCGGGACCGACCACAAAATACAGCGTGTCATTTACAACAAGAAAAGCATGGGAAAGTGAGGCCGGGCCCCAAGAATCTGGGTACATGTCAGTGCCTTGGCTGGCGATGTTGTTCGCTTTGTCGATGTTCAAAGCACCAGAAGCAATGAGACTCTGGTCATCAGCTCGAACAAATGCAGTTCCAGGGTTCAAGTCAGTAAGTTGGCAGGTGATTGACCCAGCTGCAGCTACTAAGCTCGCAGCATCCCCGCCGAAATCGCCTCCTGCCTGGTAGATGAAGTCCACGGACTCGATCGCCACAGCTTGACCGGTCGGAATCGATATGTATGCAGCTAAGTCTATGGTTCCCTGTACTCGACCACCGGCA